GTCAATCTTGAGTGGGTCATGAACCGATGCAACTCCGCACAACAAGCGTTCGTTAGGACATACTTTCTCAACTGCGTATCTGCCCCGCAAGATTACAAGCTGATGCGCATGGGTGCGAAAGCTGCTGCTGCGGATTGGGCCGAGAGCGCAGCGGTGAAGACAGAGCTGGTACACACACTGGATGACGTAACGTGGGATGTGCATACACGCTTCCCGCAACCAGACGTCCCTAAGCATGGCAGCGCTGTTTTAGGGCTGCCTGACGCCGCGCAGTTCCTAAAAACCCGTGACGAGGAAATTTCCCGGTATTGGCTGAAACTAGTGAATGCGAGTGTCGGAGCGCCGGCATGGACACTTGTGGCTTATGCGGCATGGATGACCGCAGCTGAAATAGGGATACTAAGGTGGATGGACGCAATCGGGTGGTTCGACCACGATGTGCGCGATAGCATTAAAGCATGCGGTCCGAGGTTGGTGGCAGCAAGGAGGGCACTCAAACTGCAAGGGCAGCCTCAACTGTCAGTAGATGATGTTCTGGTCCTCAGGAAGATGGCAAACATCAGCGATCGTAACAAGGAAGAGGCAGACTGGGATGCGGAAAGACACCGGAGAACTGTCGACACGGCCATACATTGGTACCCCAACCCGGACGGTACCGTATCCAGGGATAAGTGGAACGCTGAAGCAGTGGCTTTCCTGAAGAGCTTTACTCTCCGTGTGGCAAGGAAGATGTCCTCGAACTTGCGATTAGTAGATATAGATGAGTGGTGGGCCTCAAGATACGGGTGGGCCTCCAGTGGGAGTTCATCACAGACGTCCGCGGCACGGAGTGTTCTGGAAGCAGGGGACATGGTGCCCGATAAGCAATCAAGACCAAACAAGAAGGCAGTGGCCGTGACCCTGCCAGAAGGATACATATGGCTTCAAATGATGCGCAAACCCATCAAGAAGCCGAGGAAGAGCACTAAGAATGAACCAGGGCGTAAGAATCGGGCGCTATACGCCCAGGACGATGACTCCTTCTTTGTAAGCGCATTTGCCAGTGTGGCAATGGAGAGGAGCATCAACGAGGATGGTATCTACGCAAGGCAGGCACCGCAGGACGTGGTGAATTGGATGTACACACACAAGCAGCTATCTGCAAGGAAGATG